GAAGATACTGTTACTGGTGGTACTGTGGAATCCGTGGTTTGAACTAAATATGTACCAGCACAAAGTCCAGTTATGGTAGAAGTTGTTAAACCTAAACTTGTCCATGTTGTGGCCGTAACACCTGTATTTATAAACCAATTATAACTGTAAGGTGCTAAACCTCCAGATGCAACAACCGAGGCTGAACCATTACATGTTCCATTAATATCATTAACTTGAGAATTAAATAAAGAAGTTGTTGTATTTAAAATTTCTGCTTCTGGAATTAAAAAAGAATGGTAGGATATATCACAATTGTTATCTGTAATCTTTAATGTATAATTACCAGCCTTTAATCCTGTTGGGTACAGTGTGGTTGTATTGTTATAATTATTAGGTCCAGTCCATTTAAATGTATACTGTTGTGAACAATTTGTAATATTGTTAACATTAATAGAAGCATCGGACGCACCGTAAAATGAAGGTTTTATTATTGTAGGGTTACCTACACCACAATTATTTAAAACCAAACAAGGTTTTTGTGTTGTTCCAGTATTAGACGTGGTGTCCCATATACCTGTAAAACCCGTAACAACGTCAAATATTGGGTTTTTAGTGTCTGTATAAAGACCTAAATCTTCAAATGACTGAGTTAAAAATATAGGTATGTATATTGTAGTGGCAGTGATTGTTAAATTACTATCCCTACCTATGTCTTGATAACCTACATTTCTTTTAAATAACTCCATTATTTTAATATAAACTCTGTCATTGTTATTGTGTTATTAGTGTTAGCACCAACATTAGGTGTTACTAAAAAATTATAATTACCATTATTATTTTTAGGGTTTATAAATTCTACTCTGGAAGTTCTCCACCCTCTATTGTTTATGTCTTTATATGTATTTATATCTACAGGCATTGTAACATTAGATGGTGGGTTTATAAATCTGTGTATTTTGCCTGTTTTAGCATTAAAAAATCTAGCGTCCATATATAAAACTCGGTTGGTGTTATTATCAACAAAGTATTGGTCGTTTCTTAACCAATATAAACGGTTTAAACTAAATTCAGGTTTTAAAGTATAATCAACATCAATATCTTCCGTAAATATTAAAGAATTATTTTCACTATCATTACTGTCATAAAAATATAATCTAAAAAAACTTTTTTTAAACCCGTTTTTATTTTTTGTCACATCTTCAGTTGTGAAACCAGCCAAACTATAATCCATATTCATACTAGAAGTGTTGGGATCCCAAAATTTAAAACTAATTAACAAACCTTTATTGTTGTTGGCAGTCAAATTATTAAAATTATATTTTAAAGTTTCACCGTCAATTATTGGGTTTATCATTTTTTCTTTTTCTTCATTTATAACATCTAACATTTTGTCACCAAAAAACAACGGTGCTATTGTTTGAGTTATCGGTAAAGGTATAGATTTATATAACCCATTCAACGTGCCACCTGTCAATGTTGATGTTGCCCCAGTAATTTCTTGAAATAAATTTTGTATGGTATATTTTATTAACACTCTTCGTTTATATTAACAATTGCATTATCAACAGTTTGTGTTGTGGTTTGTGTTGTAGTTTGGGTTGGTGGTGGGACATATATTGGTTGTACTCTAACGTATAAGTTTTTATTAAAATAAAAATAATTGGCCCCATTGTTAAAAGGATAATCAACGCCATTATTATCATCCTCATAGTAACCTATTGGTAATAAATCTTTCCAAGCCAAAGATCCATCGGCATATGTCACAAAGTTTTCTGGTAAGTCAATAACTATTTCATCAGCATCTGCCGTTTCTATTTGTGTAGAGTACACTCTGATTTGTAAATTTTGAAATGGTTTGTAATAATAACCTCTTCCGTTTGGGTTACTATTTAACCCAAATCTATGTATTACGTCAGCAACAGGCCTTTCAATAATTTCTAACATGTTAAATTCAACAAATTCACCAAAATAAAAATCACCCGAATTAAATACTAAATCACCGGCTTGGTTTACACTTTCAGTTCTTTGGGTTTTCTTTTCAACCGAACCGATACCATTAGGGTTTATTTTTGATATGGTTTCTAAACCATTACTTAAATTGGTAAATGTGGCATTAAAGTCCCAATCTGCCACAACATCACTCCAAGGGTATGTTTTTAAACCAGCTCTTTTTATTATGGTATAGTATAATTCAGAAATTTTACCGTTTCTATTGTCCTTTAAATTTTTAATGTTGATGTCTTTATTATATTGAAATGCCCATGTATCGTTAGCTGTACCTATTTTAGGATCAATTACATTACTGTATATGTTGGAACTAAAGGCACATTTATAAACTTCATATTCATTTGATGTTAAAAGTTCAAAGTACCTAATATAATATTCTGATGGTGTACAATCTAATATTCTATATTTTGCTGAAGAAAAATTGTAGTTAGCCAAAGTTTCAACTTTAACTATAAAAACATTTGGGGCTAATATATTAACAACTTTCCAAACACCATTTAATGGGTTTGAAGATCCTACTCTAATATCAACGAAATTGTTAATACTTAATTCATGGTTTGATGTAGTTACTATTTTTGTGTACCCCATACCTGTGTTACCACTAATATCGGTGGATTCGGTATAGTTAAATGTATTGGGATTGTTAAAAGATATATCGTTTTTAGATACATTTAATACTCTTTTAAAATTATTATAATTTGTTGTAACACCAGTCACCGTATCAACAAATGTGTCTAAAGTGACTGAAGTTTTTAAATCATTACCACTAATACCTAAAGATTGTACTCTATGAAACCCTTGGTAGTTTGTATCAACTAAATATACAAAATCACCTATTTCTAAATTATGTCTCTGTACACCAATTATCGTTAATTTATTAGATCCGTTAACAAAAGTGGAACTTAATTTTGTATATTGTAAACCACGGTAAGCTTTGGTTTTTAACCCAAAAACAGGATGAGAATATTTTATTTCATATTCATCATCCATAAATGAAGGATATGTTATTTGCATAACCCAATTATTTGGTGTTGTTGGTGGGTTGTCCTTGAATAAAGGATCCCAATCATTAGATGTTGCTGTAGTAGATAAAGCGTTTGATGTGTAGATGTTTAATTTACCGTTAAATCTATATTTGTTACTTTCATTTCTTTCAACTTCAAAAACATTTTGAGCATTAACAACCTCAAAAAAAACCTCATTATTTAAAACTTTAGTTTTATTCTCTAAGTCTAAACTTAAGTTAGTGTTTTGGTTGGTGGCGAGTTTGTATCTCTTTTCACCTATTATATTTCTAATACTATTCATTAAGATTTGACCCTAACTCTAATGTCTGTTTGTGGATATTTTATTTCAAACATTGTATCATATTCACCAAATAAAACATAATCCAAAGTTAAATCAATTTGTTTGGTTACGTTATCTATATAACTTTGTCTTGTAAAGTTTAAAGAATAATTACCACCAACTTTGTTGTAAGCTTTTATGTCTGTAATATTTAATACACCGGCTACATTATTAATTTGTTCTATTAATTGTGATATGTATATGTTTTGACCCATTTGCCATTTATTTACATCAAAATAACTTGTTATTGTGTTAATAACATTGTTAACTATCTCAGCCTGATTAAAAGATTTATCTGTATATAAATCAATATCAAAAGCTAAATTAATAACTTTACCGTCTCTAATTAAAACATAATCATTAATCATACGATAATCCGCTAACCAAGTTGACATATTTTCTTTTAATGTGTTGGTTGACGAGTTATCTAATTTACCTTGTGAGTTTAAACCCAATACAGCAAATTCTACTTTATTTTGATTTTCAGCCACTTGCATTCTAAAAGGGACACCAAATTTACCTGGCATTTTAAATATGGTTGCTATATAATCTTTTATCGTAACCGCTCTATTCTGTGACGCAAAGTTATACTTTGTCATCCATCTAATTTCATCAATTGTTGGTTCATCACCACCACCAAAAGCCGGTATTGGGTTGTTAACCCTTAAGGATTGTCTAACAGCTTGGTTGTTGGTAGTGTTAGGTCCATTTACAAACATATCTACAAAACCAACACTATTTATAACATTAGCACCTATGTTAGCCGTAGTACCACCACCTACTCTATATCTAACATATAAAGTCGTATTAGGTCTAGGTATTTCACCTAAAGCAGTACTATTAAAAAAATTAGATACTTGTAAAACATATTGATTTGTTGTGTAAGCTTGTAAGTTTTGTTGATCGGAAAAACCAGAACCAAATGTTATTTTACAAAAGCCAGTGTCAGTATATTCTTTAATAAACTTTCTATTAACGGACATCCATTTACCTGGTTTTATACCAGTATTATCGGTACTTCTATTTGGATCTTCTACAAATATTTTATCTTCAGCTAAGGAATCTACCTCCCACCATCTTAAATTATTATCAACAAATTCGGCTGTTGTTGGGTTATTTATAAATGTGGTACCTTCTTTTGTTATTGCCTGTTCTATAGATACAACATTATTATCGGGTAATATGATTTCTAAAAAAGGTTTAGCATCTCTATCAGTTATAATTTTTTTATATATTTTACTAATCCCGTTTGATACAATTTCTCTTTTTACTAAAGTATAACTAACTATTTGATTATTAGCGTTTATATTTGGGATAATTAGTCTGTTGGGTATGCCACCTGTACTAAACGGTGAGGAAAAGTCTATATCATCTAATGTTTCAAATGTTTGTCCAGCACCGGCAACTTGGGTTCCATATTTTATTGTGGGAGCGTATCTCACATCAAAAGTGTCCCCAAAAACTGGTACGACAACAGAAAAATCTACAAGTGTTATGGAAGACCTTCTGCCAGGTATTTTTAAACCTAAAGTTCTGGCGATATTCATTACAGACCTTCTTTCTTGTGCATAATCAATTTGTGTTTCGGTAAACATTTTATCTGTATGATAAGATAACATGTCAGACACAGCTGCATTTAATTCGATTAACATCATACCTATTGATGCGTCATTAAAATCTTGATATAACTCAGGATAAAAATGTCTTACATAATTTATCAATTCCCCTCTTACATCGGCAAACTGTCTGGCAAAATAATTTATTTTTTTCTCGGCCATTTTATATTTCTAATATTACAAAGTCGTTAGATTCAAAAGCACCTGTAGTTACAACATAATCTAGTCTAACTATAACTGCATGAATATTATTTTCAGATGGTGTTACCGTTAATTCAGTAACATTTAAATTTGGTATGAACTTGGATATAGCTGTATTAATTTCGTTTTTAATAGCACTGTAACTAGGTTCATCATTTGGTTCAAAAATGTATTGTCTTAAATTAGCACCAAAATCTGGCATATACAATCTTTCACCTTTATTAGTTAATAATAAATGAACCAAATCCGCTTTAATAGCTCTTTTTGGTTCGGTATTCATTTCTAAAAACTTGCCTTCAGGGTCATCAGAAAATGGAAACTGTATGTTAATAAATCTTTTTTGTGCCATTCTAATACTTTTCTTTATAAATATCCATTTAAGAAATTTACCACCAAAAAATAAAATATAAAGTGTAATTTTTAGAGCATAAAAAACCCCTCACTAGGAGGGGTTTTAATTACCCATGTTTTTTACGTATTTCGTATAAGGTTGGTATACCGAACTTGATTAAAGTGTTGTTGGATATACCTTTATTCTTAGATATAATTCCATCGTTTTTAGATTTACTAACATACAAATCTAAGTTATTTATAAGTTCTTCTATTGTTATATTGTAATGTGTTCGTATCTTATTTAAAGAATTGATTAACATGGTTTTATAGTATGATGATCCATCTTTCCCTTTATTCCATGGTTCTTTACCCATTAATGATTTACTAATTTTTTCTTTAGTATTATTACCGTGTTTTTTACCGTACATACCGTTTTTTTCTCCACTGGTTAACTTACTCATATTATTACGATATTCTTCAGTTTTCATGTAAGAAAAATCTATATTTTTAATAGATTTTAATAACTTTTCTTTGTGTTCATCTGTTCTTTCGTACTTTCTTAGAGCCTCTGATATTTTACGTTTAGTATCTTCTGAATGACCTTTACAACCTTGTTTTTTACGTGATTCTTCTGTATATATACCATAAGTAGTTCTGCTAACATTGTACCCTATACTCCTATCTGTTGAGTTTAATTTATCTATCCAATACAATTCTCTAGAATTTAACTCCTCGTGTGTTGAACACCTTTCTAATATTTCTTTTTTGAAATTTGATTTACCGTATTTTTTTATAGCCTTGGTTATGTATGTTCCACTACCTAAGTAGTGGTCATCATCGTTTTTAGATTGACCTACGTATATTTTATTATTTAATAGATTTGTTGTTTTATATATAATCATACAAATAAATATTTTTTATCAAAAAAAAATCCCCACATTGTGGGGATTTTAATTAAATTTAAACTACATCGTTTTTTGTTAGTTTGCTAAGATCTATATCTATCTCACAATTATTTCCGGAACATGCCAAATTTTCACTTAAATCAGTATTATCATCCAATTCTACCACTTTAGTTAAATCAATATTGTGTAATGTCTTAAGTAAATTTTCATAAGTCGTTTTATCACAATCCTCAAATGGTGCTTGTTTGTAAGTATGGTTTGAGTAAGGTAATACGGATAATCCGTTATAATAGTCTCTATTATCCCACATCCACTGACCAACTAAATCCCATTCATTGTCTTTGATAGAGATTGTAGCGGATACATTATGTGTGTTGGATCCTGTTCTGTGACCACTTCTAACCCATTCGTGTGAAACCTTTTTAACACGTTCAAGTAATTGGAATACGGATTCTGTTCTAACAATAGCTCCTTCTGGTGCCTTTTGTGGAATAGAAATAACAGCCGTATCATGTGGTCTAAAGTATTCATCCTCTAGTAATTCAGGGTGGTAAATAGATAAGTAACTATAGATAGCCTCGTTCTTACCAACACGAACACGTCTAACATAGTAATCATTGTGCCATGCGTGAATACCTGAAGATGTACCTAATACTAATGAAGAAGTACCTGAAGGTTTAACTGTAGTAGTTCTAGCTGCCTTATTAATACCTAATAAACCTGCCACTCTTTCATTTTCTTCTTTAGATATTTTTGCTGCCTTCTTCATGTCGTAACCCAATACAACACCTGAACCAATACCTGTCATACCAACACCTATGAGAGCGTCTTTCTCAGTTGTACGTTTCCATACATCTCTTAAGTAGTGGAAATCAGTGTAACCAGCCTGTAATGTACCAATGAATGTTGCCGCTTTAACTCTCTCTTCGAAATCTTCTTGAGATGTAATATCTGAAGCGTTTACCTCACATAAGTTACAAAACTGATAAGGACGTAATGCTATCTCACAACAATTTCCAGTTACAACTTTAGATATCTGAAAACAGTGTGTTTCGTCATAGACAGATATATCCCAAACATTTTCCTTAATGTTTGTTAGTTCTACCGATTCTACTTCTATCTGTTTAGGGTCAACAATATTATATCTGAATTCATAAGAATCTAATATATCTTGTTTATATTTATTACTTAGTTTAAATAAATTTCTGAAATGTTTAATAGACGCTCCTTCACAAATTTTTAAATCATACCTATCAAATTCATTATCATAGCCATCTAATTTAGATTTTTTATGTTTAATTTTTGTTTTAACACCATAAAAACCTAATAACTCGGAAACATCATCAATTAATTTTTTATGACTAGAAGTTAATGTTATTCTTTTTTGTGTTTTAGAAATATTACCATCTGAACTAAATAAGCCATCTATTAGACCTTTTCTATATTCTTCGGAACCATTCTCCCAAACGGCTTTAGGTAAACCAACATTTTTATCCACAATACCAAAGTTTTTTATATAGGTATCAACTTGTTTATTATTAATACCTATCTCTTTAGTTTTAGTATCCACCAAAATTATTTGCATTTCTTCTTCATGGTTTTCAAATTCTTTTCTAAATCTTTTTTTGAAACTTCCATTAAATTCTGGGACGTTTGTTTTAATAGTGTTAATTAACCTTTCAGATATGTTAGATTTATCATCTAAGTCAGAAACTATCATACCATATTCTGAATATTCTTTTCTATTTGTTACCCATCCGTCACCAATTAACCATCCTGATAAGAAACCATCTTCATAATTACCTAAATCACCGTCAAATAATTTAGATTCCCTTAAAATTGGTAGTTTATCTCCAGATACTAAATCAGGGGTTTTAACTTTAATATATTTAGTTCCGTCCCATACAGGCCATTCGTGTTCTGGTGTTGCAAAATATTCATGTCCATCACTTAACGTTAATTTCCATAATTGTTTATCCACACCAGATAACCAACATTTAGCCTCACTAATTTCACCATTTAAGTTTTTAACATAAAACTTTTTATCCTGTAAATCTTCAATAGGAAATATACCTTCTGTTGTTAAAACTTTTGTACCGGCTCTCAGTGATGGGTTAGTCCCCCAATCTTTATCGTTAGATAAGTAGATACCAGGTTCACCTGAACCACTTAACTCAATACGTTTCCAAATGTCCATAAAATATTCTTTGGTGATTTTATGTCTCATTAAAACAGCTGAGTTGTTAGCTCTACCTCTCTGTGGATTTAATTCCCACCAATTACCTGATTTACATGCCAACATTTCATCATCATCAGCTGAAAATAATGAAATTAAAGCCGCTCTACGAATACCACCAGCTAAAACTGCATCAGCGATAAAACATACAATATCATGAACTTCAATTGGTTTTAATTTATCACCGTCATTTTTTGTATCTAAAATCTTTTTAATGTTATGGATACAATCTTTTAGAGGTTGAGGTCCTGGTGCCTTTCCACCTGATGTTACTAATCTTGCACCTTTAGGTCTAACATCAGAATAATCGAATATAGGGGTGGAAGATTTAGAACCAAAATACGATTCAATCAAAACTTTGATAGCGTCAGCCCATCCTTCAATAGAGTCACCGATAAGGTATCTTCTAGTTCTATTTGTGTTTGGTTTTTTAATTTCTGGTAATTTATCAACATGATGTCTTTGTACCGAATAACCAACCCCTGTACCACCTAATAGTAAAAACATCGCTTCAGCGAAAGAATCCGTATGGTCAATTGGCATGTATGCACAATTGTAAATTCTGTTCGGTGAAATTTCAATTGGTTTTCCGCCAAATTGAAGACTTCTCATTGAGGGTAAAACTTTTTTATCATATACTAATTTATATACCTTTTCAATTTCATCTTTAATTTGTGGATATTTTTTTTGGTGCATTTCTTTATTTCTTGTCACCAATTCTTCCCACGTTTCTCTTCTGTTTAACTCAGGAACATACTTAGCGTATTTCATGTGGACTGTTATGTCTGAGAGTATTTTACTTGAAATCTCCATTTTTAATAATTTTTTAGAAAATTTGTAATTTTTTAATTGTTTTGTTTTTGTAACTCTTTTGCTCTTTGTATTCTATCACGTGTATGTGCTTCTTTTTTCTCCTCTTGTTTCTTTTCGTACCCTAAGAATGTGTTTGAGGATTCTGTGTCTATATACACCCTACCGTTATCAAATGTACAGTCTTCGAATACAACACCATCACGACCAAAACGTGATTTTAAGACTGCTATTGTAGCTCTACCAGATTCTTTTTGTGGAAGAGTTCTTGCTATTGACATAATGAAGTGTCCGATTTGAGCTTTCTTAATTGAACCTCCCATTTGGTCACCTGTAACAACATCGGAACTAATAGAACTTCTATTACCCTGTACTGCTGTCCAACCTACCATACCAAATTCACTTAACATAGATTCAAAACCTCTCATAACGTTACCTTCACCAGACCATTCATCACTATACTGACGTGTTGATTCAACACAATCGATATAGTCTAAAATTATCATGTCAGGTTTAAAACCATTAGAAATTTCATGTCTAACAAAAGATTTTATTGTTTGCATGGTTGTTCCCTCAGATGAAAATTTTCTAATTTTGAGGTCATTGTTACGGTTAAAAGTTACTTCTTTGTGTTTAGCTAAAACTTCTTCTTTTCGGTCAGCTAATTCATTTAAATTAATACCTGACCAACACGCTAAATGTTTTCTTTTAATAACATCAGGCATGTCTTCAAATACTATTTGTAAAACATTATAACCTTCATTGTAAGCCGTATTAGCTAATTTTGTTAATATGGTGGTCTTCCCAATCCCGTATGGGGCTAAAATAACACCTAACTCACCTTTAGACAAACCACCATCGGTTAAATTATCAATACCACTTATTCCTGTCGGAATTGGGTGTCTAAAGTCTTTTTCTAACACTGCTTCAATGTTTTCGGTGATGGAAGTACCGTCATCTTTTTCGGAACCTACAGCTAAAGCTTCTCTTAAAATTTCAGCACAAGTTTCATAGTTGTCAAACTCACCATTATCAACAATCTTGTTAATTTTTTCATTGGCTTTTTTAAGTTCTTGTTGTCTACAGAAATTTAAAGCTTTACCCTGAATAAATTCCCAATCTGTTACAACCAAATTACGAATTTCATTTAACATTTCAAATACATAGTCCTGAGTTACTTTGTCTTTAATCTCCATTCTAAAAATGGTTTCTAAAGTGTCGTAAGCTGGAACTTTTTCGTACTTCTCATAGTAGTCTTTAATTTGGGCTACTATGAGACGAAAATATTCATTATCGAAATACTTGGCGTGTACAATGTCGATAATTCTGTCAGAAAATTTTTTATTCGCTGGATGTAAGAGTTGGTTAATTAATTCGGTTTGAAACTTATAACCGAGATACCCTAATGTAACATTTTTACCCATCTTCTTACTTTGTATATTCATAAATAGTGATTACAATTTTATGCTTGCGTATTCCACAGTAAAATTTTCTTGACCTAATGTTTCTTGAATACGAGATATAATCTTAGAAATTAATTCACGAATATCAACACTATATCTAACTCTTTGTGGGTAAACATTACCAGTAAAACGTTTAGCTATAATAGTTTTTTCATCTATTCTAATTTCAAAATCAAAAATATCTTCTTTTTCATAGATTGGTGTTCTGTTAATTTGTTCTTCTGTTTGTTTTTCGTATGGGTTAAATTGGTTCCATAAATAATCTATGGCTTTTTCTTTTAGTTGTTCTTGTATCATACCTGTACAATCATCCACACAGTCGTATAAATCTAAAGAGTTTACCGATTTGGTGTTAAAATTTTTTACAGAAAAGTAACGTTGGCAAATAATATTGCCATTAATCTTTAATAAGAATTCAAATTTTTTCATAGTTTTGAGTTTTTGTAGTTTGTTTTTTCTTTTTTGGATAGTTTTATAAAGGGTTCTAAAAAATTTACATAACCATTTTCACCACCAGGTATAGCGTACATAACACCGTCTTCAAACATCATTTTTAATACGTTTTTATAATCACGACCTTCGGGGTTTAATGGTAAATTAATAAGATTTAAAACTTCTTCTTTAGCCTCATCCGTTAAAAGTGGTTGTTGTAGATCTATTATTATTTTATTTATTTCATATACATTACCTTTGTGACATCCTTTAGTTTTACCTTCCAATATTGATTCAAATATCTTTAAATTTTTTTCTTCTTTCAAGGTTTTACTACGTTCAAATATCTCTTCTAAGGTAATTTTTTTATCTTTTATTTCAGGGAAATGGGTTAAAAGTGTGTTTTCAGTAACACCATCAATCCCTTTAATATTATCTGTTGTACATCCTTCTATTATTTTAACTAAACCAGCGTTTTGATAGTGGTGTTGAAAATACCAATTATAATTGCCTACACCCACCAAGGTTTTCTTATCTGCCAAATATAGACTAACATCTTCACAAATTAATTGACACAAATCTCGGTCATTTGTGTAGATAATTACTTCTTCGTTTTTACTTCTATTGATGGAGTAAAAAGATAATAAATCATCTGATTCACAATCGGGGTGTTCATATTGACGCAAGAATAAATCTTCAGCGTAAGCTTTGACTCTTAATTTTTGGATTTCGTAGTTTTCGTCGAAGAATTTAGGTCTATTCCTTTTGTATTCAGGATAGTAGGTTAGTCTTAAATAACCACCTCTCTCACCATCCCACATGATAATAACCTTATCTATTGATAACTCTACTATGAGTTTTCTTAATGTGGTGTAGAATTGGAAAATTCCGCCGATATGTACCTCCTTGTAGAAAACATTTTTCGCGCCATTGTAAGATCTTTTTAATAACACATTGCCATCAACAAGAAGTGTTTTAGTTTTTTCTTTTCTTTTAGTTACTTTGAGCCCCGTCATTGTTTGACACAAAATTAAAGGGTTGGACAATAGTTCTTCTTTCTGATATATTAATTGGGGTTGGATTATCGACTAGAATTCTCAACGATATCAACTCATCTTTTATAGTTTGTGTTTGTGTACCTACTAAGTACTCATGAACCAAAACTGATACGTGGTTTTTAATATCATCACCTAGTGTTTGATATATTAATTGTAATTGTGTCCAGTCGATTCTCATTATTTATTAAGTATAAGTTTATTAAATCTATTAGTATATTTTTCGTTTAAAATAATTTCACCATTTTTAATCATTTCTTCTAATTCAGTAAAAGATATCTTTTTAGGTTCCACCATTTTAAATTTAAAACCGTTCATAGAACAAAATTCTTCAGCGTATTTTCTTTTAATACTATTAACTTGTGTATTCCACAGTTTTTTCGGTTTACACTCTATAATGTATTTATTATTTAAGATAAAATCAGGAAAATAATTCCTTTTCTTACCGTCTATTTCGTACTGAATCTTATATTTGTCTTGTTCACCAGACTCCCAATTAATATTAAACCTTTCGATGATATTAATCAGGTAAGATAATTCCAATAAACTTCTAAAATAAAAATCCTTATACCACCCACCCCAACCATTACCAGATTTTTTTGGTGAGGGTTTACCAAACATGGGATTATTTTCACCAGATGATGATAATGATTGTATTTTTTTAAACTCGGTCATCATGTCATTAGCTACTTCCACCCCGTACTTTTCAACCCAGGATTTGTAATAACCCCTATTGTAGTTGGGGTTATCACTACCTTTAAATTTTTCTGACAATTGTTTTCTAAACTCTTCTGTCTTTATTTTGTTGTAATATTCTTTTCTTTTTTCAGAATTTTTAGATGTTTCCACCATTTTTAACATACTGTCTTTGGTATGTTTTTTACCATAAAAGGGGTTTTTATCACCTTTTCTATTACAACTCAAACATGGTGTATTATTTTTTGTGGATTTCATAAAAGACCTTTTATCTTTATATACCATCTCACAATTACATATATGACAATTTTTTATAAACATATATTATAAATATACACCCAGTGTCTAAAAGTCCTAAAAAACTAGTCTTCAAATAATTGATAATCACCTTCTTTATCTTCTTCCAAAGAAAAGTCTGAATCTACTGCCCCCAATTTTTCTTTCCAAAATTCAGAATAGTTTTTCTTATATTGATCCACAGCTTCTGTAGTATCTTCAATATAACCATGTGGTACGGCTATTATTTTACCATCTTTGTAACCTAAACCGTTTATATGGTTTTTTAACACAGATACTTTAGTACGTATACCAAAACTAACTTTCCTTTTATCTTTGGTTGCCATTATATGTGAAATACCAGACTTCTTTTGATTACCGAATAAAAACACTAAACTAGATGCCAACCAAATTGCCTCACCACCTTTAGCCTTTATTTCTGGTTGTCCAAATGGGTTATCCGGTAAATCCACCCATGGTTGGTTCACTATTATTAAACTGTTTTCATATGGGTAATCCTGTTTTTTTGACTTGGATATTCTTCCACTAATACCTAGACCTATTTTATCAGCTAAAGTTGATGCGTTATGCATTTTACCACCTTTACCTTCAAAGGTCATTTTACAAGGTACCGAACCTACAGAGTCCCAAAAGAAAGCTAAACTATGTGGTAACTCACCTTTTTCTTGAGCATTTAACAAATCATTCATATAATCAGTGATTTGTTCGATATAATCAAAATCATCACGGAATAAGAAGAATCCGTCCCACTCACCTTCTGAATTTTTTTCACAATCTAAACCAAGCTCTTTAGCATGATCAAAAGACCATTTTCTTTCTGTTATTATGAAAACAGGTAAATGACCCTTCTTTTGTGCATCAGCGGCAGCTTTAATTAAAGCTGTGGTTTTAGAACTATTACTGTGGCCTAAAAACATAGATATACCACACACAACAGGCCCTGGTATACCACATGCTTTGTGAAATGCTTCACCACAATCAAAATACTCTGTTTCCTTGTATTTAGTTTTCGTACTAAACTTATTTTTTAAATTGTCTAATGAAAACTGTTTTTTACCAATAGACTTTTTTGTTGCTTCTTTACTTTCTGACATAACTTAAAAATTAAAATGGCATTTCATCATCATCACCAGCCTCATCCTCAACACTAGGGGCTGTATATTTAGCCGAACTTGTAGGAGTTTCTTTCTTAACCGTTTCTTCACCTTTAGCTACAAACTTTTCAAGTTTTTTATCCCAAACAGGTGTTTCACCATTAGCTATAATTTCAAGATATTCAAGTGGAGAAGATTTATAAATTTCTTTCCATGATAAAGTATCTTTAACCCATGATTTAGCTTTTTCTTTATCATTTGTTAACATTGATGGGTCTTCGGCCATAATTGAAATTATTTTGGTGTTGTTTTTATCACCACGGCCTAACATAAGTGTAAGGTCACGACCTTCTCTACCGTCTGCAAGATTTCCTTTTTTAGTGAATAAAGGTATCATTTTATCTAATTCACCTTCACCCTTATAGTTATGACGAAAACGCCAAATTTTAACACCGTCTTCTTCTTTGGAACGGTCAATAACACGAACAAGGTAAAATTTACCTGCTTTGTAAGTTTTAGCTATTTTTTTATCTTCTTCACTACCTGTTGCTTTTAAAGCCTTTTCGACTTCACACAATGGACAAGTTTCACCGTCGTTATGTTCTCTACAATAAAGTTTTCTCCATTGTCCATTAACTTGCATAACGTGAAAATAACCTTCTTCAAAAGGTGATGCACCTTCTTTGGTTGGCATTAAACGAATAGTTGCTTCGCCATTTTTTTCTCCATCTTCTAAACGTGGGTTAAAATACTTTGAAAAGTCCTTTTCTTCGAAATTTTTACTGCCACCAGTATTCTTATTCTTCTCATACTGTGACATGATTGCATCTAATACATTACTCATTTTGTTTTTTTTTAATTGTTTAACATTTATTTAATACGCAGTACATATGATGTATACGTAGGTTAATTATAATGGATAATTAAGATTTTGTAAAGCAGAAAAAAAGGGGAAAGTTTCCCCTTTTCTATTTACTTTTTAAATTGTTCTTTTTTTCTTTTTAGATTCAGGAACAAAAGATTTTTTAATATCTGTTGTGTTGTAATCTTTAACATCTTCAGGTTTTACTTTCCAAACTTTAACCTCACCGTCTTGACTTTCAGC